TTGCCGAGCTTGCCAAGTCAACCAGCTATGCCGGCCTCGACACCGACGGCCTGACCAAGGCCAAGATCCTGGTTGCGTTCGAGCTGTTGGGCGACGCGGAAGTCCCCGACGACGGCCAGCGCTACGCTGTGGTCGGCTGGAAGCAGTGGAGCGAACTGCTCAACATCCAGGAGTTCGCCAATGCCGATTACGTCGGCGCCGAAGAGCTCCCCTGGAAAGGGACCCAGGCGAAGCGCTGGCTCGGCACGCTCTGGCTGCCTCATTCCGGGCTGCCGAAGAACACCGGTGTCCGCAAGTGCTTCTGGTACCACCGCACCGCCGTCGGCCATGCGATCGGCGCCGATGTTCGCACCGACATCACCTGGCACGGCGACCGCGCTGCTCATTTCGTGAACAACATGATGAGCCAGGGCTCCTGCCTGATCGACCCGGCCGGCATCGTCACGTTGCGCTGCATCGAGAACTAAGGGAGCTTCAGCAATGGCTTACAATCCGAGCAAACTCAGCGTGCTGGCCTACGCCAACGGCTTCACCCTCTGGCATTACAGCACCGCTGACACTGCGGCAGCGGCCGATACCGCGGGCTATTTCAACAAGGCCGCGGACATGCTGCGCACCGGCGACATGATCCTCGTCAACGTCGAGACCGGTGGCACACCAGGCGCTGGCCTGTTCGTCGTCGCAGCCAATCAGGGCGCCAGCGTCGACGTCACCAACCTGACGCCGTTTGGGACCGCCAACAGCGATTAACGACGGGCGGCGCGGCCGCTGACTGAAGTCCTCAACAGCGGTGAGGAGCTCCCGGTTCCTCACCGCGCTTGGACGCGTTCTTCTTTTCTTCTCAAATCAACATTCGATGATCGGGGTGCCAGATGCCTTTGAGCCCGATAGATCTCTGCTCACGAGCACTGTTGAAGGTCGGTGCCAAGAGCATTTCGTCTTTTGACGAAGGCACGGTCGAATCGGAGGTCGCAGCCAGTCTCTATCCAATCATACGGGATGCGCTGCTGTCAGCCCATCCGTGGAATTTCGCCACGGTACAGATCGGGCTGGCGCGTCTGTCGGTCGCGCCGATCGCCGACTTCAGTTTTCGTTTCCAGCTCCCGGTTGATTGCCTCCGCGTCCTCAGTGCCGGTTCCGTTGACCGTGGCCGCGGACTGCGCTACCGGATCACTAACCGGCAACTGCACTGCGACTCTGACGAGGTCGTTCTTACGTATATCGGCCGCCCGCCGGAGGTGGATTTCCCGCCGTTTTTCCAGTCGGTGCTGATCTCGCAACTGGCCGCAGAGTTCTGCATCCCCCTCACCGACAGCACATCGCGATGGGAGGCGCTGCAGAAGGCCGCCGACCTGGAGCTTCGCCGCGCGCGCCTGATCGACGCTCAGGAAGAGACGCCGGCCAGTCTTGAGGACTTCACGCTGCTGGTGGGACGCTCCTGATGCCGCGCCTGAGCCTCCTGAAGACAAGCTTCGCCGCGGGTGAACTGTCAACCGATCTACTGGGCCGCACCGATCTCCGTGCCTACGAAAACGGCGCCCGAACCTTGTCCAACATCTTCATTCATTCAACCGGGGCCATTTCACGACGCGCCGGCCTGCGCTTCATCCAGACGGCGCGTGGCGCCGGGCGGCTGATCGCCTTGGAGCTAGACATCGAGCAGATTTACCTGCTCGCCTTCTCCGACCGGGCGGTCGATATCTTCTTTCGCTCCGAGCCAGGCCGGCTGACGAAGGCCGCGACATACGACACACCTTGGTCGGAAGCACAGTTGCAGCAATTGAGCTGGACGCAGAATGCCAGCAGCCTGTTGATCGTCCACCCGGACCAGCCACCGAAGCGGCTGGCGCGCAATGAACAGGGCAACTGGAGCCTGTCGGACTGGGTGACCTTCGCCAATGGTGATCGCTCAAACTGTCCGCAGTTCAAGTTTGCCGATAGCAGCATCACCCTCAATCCCGGCTCCCCCAACAATGGCATCGTGACGATCACTGCCTCGGCGCCGGTGTTCGAGACGGGTCACGCCGGCACCCGCTTCCGGATCGAGGGCAAGGAAGTCCACATCGCGCAAGTGCAGTCGCCGACGCAGGTGAAAGCAGAGATCAAGGACGGCAACCTGACGACGCAGGCGACCCGCGATTGGACGGAACAGGCCTGGTCGCCCGTCCGCGGCTGGCCGGCGTCGGTCTGCTTCCACCAGAACCGTCTGGTGGTTGGCGGCTCCCGCGATCTTCCCAATCGGCTATGGCTCTCCCGCTCCGGCAACGCCTTCAACTTCGACCTGGGGAGCGGCCTGGATGACCAGGGGATTGAGTTCACGCTGCTGTCCGACCAGACCGACGCCATCCGCCATGTCTTCTCCGGCCGCCACCTGCAGGTCTTTACCTCGGGCGCCGAATGGATGGTCACCGGCGAACCGCTGACGCCCAGCAATATTCAATTGCACCGGCAGACACGGGTCGGCTCGCCCGTCGATCGCACCGTGCCGCCACGCGCGGTGGACGGTGCGACGCTGTTCGTCTCGCGCACCGGCAAGCAGTTGTACGAGTTCCTGTTCGCCGACACCGAGCAGGCTTATCAGGCCAACGACCTCGCGTTGCTCGCTCACCATCTAATGCAGCGTCCGATCGACATGGACTTCGACAAGGCGCGGCGGCTGTTTCACGTCGTGATGAGCGACGGAACGCTGGCGACCGTCACCATCTACCGCGCCGAAGGGGTAACCGCCTGGACACAGCAGCAAACGATGGGCGCCTTTCGCGCGGTCGCCGCTGCCGGAGATGACGTGTTCGTCCTGGCGGAAAGGGCCAACGGATGGTCGATTGAGGCGTTCGATCCGTCCTTGCAGGTCGACTCGGCGCTCACCGGCGAGGCGCCGGAGCCGACTGTACGCTGGGGCGGAGCCGATCACCTGGAAGGCGAGTTGGTCAAGATCATTGCCGATGGCGTGCCGGCCGGCGAAGCCCGGGTCAGCAATGGCGAGATCGCGCTGACCGAGGCGGCGGCGCGGCTGGTCCTCGGCCTGCCCTACACACACGTGGTCGAGCCGCTCGCCTCCGCGCCCAGCGCCAGCAATGGCGGCGGCTATCGCATTCGCCCGGTCGCCATCACCTTCCGCCTGTGGGAGACGCCGTCGCTCAAACTCGATACCGGGCGCGGACCGGAAGAGGTACCGTTCCATCGTCTGGGTCAGGATGCGATGCCCGCCCACACAAAGGCCTTCTCCGGCGACAAAACCGTCCGGGTGCTGGGTTGGCGTAACAGCGGCATGACCTCGTTCTGGCGCATCGAGCAGGACAACCCAACGCCGTTCATGCTGCTCAGCGTCGCAACCGAGTTGAGCGTGATCTGACGTCCGGTACCGGTATCGCCGGCCCGGCTGGCTGCCACCGATCAAACAAGGAGTTCGACATGGGTGCATTCGCTTCATCGGCAGCGCTGACCGCGCTGCAAGTGGGCCTCGAAGTCGCGCAGAAGAAAGCCGCGCAGAAGGATGCGCGCGAGGCGCAGAAGGCCGATGCCACGGCGCAGTCGGCGCAGATCCGCCAAGCTCATGCCATTGACCAGCGCGAGCGGCGCGAGCGGCTGCGCCGGGCGCTGGCGACGCAGCGGGCCCGCTTCGGCGCCCAGGGCGTGAGCGCCCAAAGCGGGTCCTCGGCGGCCGTATTGTCGGGGCTGGCCTCGTCGGCCGACGCGCGGGATCGCGGCCTGCGCCAGCTCACCCAGCTGCGGCTGCAACGCCTCGACGACCAACTGGATGCCAGGGGATCCAACGATCTGCTGCAAACAGCATACCCCATTGCGCGCACGGGCATTTCGCTGGTCGGCCGCGGTATCAACCGCACGTCACTGCTGGATGATGCCTAGCCAAGCGGATACGGACCCCCTCGGCTCAGCCGTTCGGGGTCCGGCGTTCGCACGGCCTGCAAATGACAGTACAGAACAAGGAGCATCGGATGGAAAGCGAGGCCACCCTCCGTCCCCTGGACGAGATGTCGCAGCGGCTCGGCGCAATGCACGACGCCACCAGCGACCTCCGCCGCGACGTCAATGAGATCAAGCTGCGCCTGTTTAATGGATTGACGGACACGACGAGGGAGACGTACGCGAAAGTACTGAACCTGGAAAGCAAGCAAAATCTGCACGAAGAATTCATGCAACAATGTCATAGCGAATGGACGAACGAACGGGTCTCGCGCGTGCGCAGAGATAGAGCACTCCTCATTTTGCTGTGGTCCGCTACGATCGTCCATCTCGCTGCAATAACTACTATATTTGCCATGAACGGCAGTTTAAGGGCGTTGTTTTGATGGGCCCAATCGATGATCTCCGCGCGCGGCAGCCCGTGTGCGCAACAATCTGATGTCGAAAGTGGTTTGCATTCCACAGGAGTTGAGCTTTTGTCGAGCGATATCATTCACGCGCTCCGATCCGATATCCTGCACCGGCTGCCACACCTGATCGATAAGGCGGTGAAGGGATACGTCGGCCTCGCCTCTCTACCGGCGCCGGAGGATCCCAAGCAGTATGCCGCCTTCCAGGCCAACTGCCGTGCCGCCCTGGCGCACCTGCATCTCCTGCTCAAGCTGGCGGACTGGGCACGAACGGCCGCGCCCGAACCGGCCTTATCCGCTAAGGACCGGTCAATCGATAAGTTGATCCGACAAGCGGAGCTGGCACTTGCCGAATTCCCCGTCGAGGTCGAAGCCGATGAGCTCGAGTTCTGATCGCATCTCCCAACGCACAGCAGGCTGCCATGATGAAAGCCGGCTTTCCGCAGTTCGTGTGGATCTGGAACCGGATGCAGTCCCTTGGCACTCCGTTTCTGCATATCGAGATGGCGCGCTGGCTCGAGCGGCGCTGGCGGCGCGGTGACCACCGCCTGCTGTTGATGGCGTTTCGCAGTTCGGGCAAGTCGACGCTGGTCGGTTTGTTCGCCGCTTGGCTGCTGTACCAGAACCCGAACCTGCGTATCCTCGTGCTGTCGGGCGAGTTCGCACTGGCCCGCAAGATGGCGAGAAACACCCGGCGCATCATTGAGCGCCACCCGTTGACCCGCGGGTTGAAGCCGCCGCGAACGGAGCAGTGGGCGTCGGATCAGTTCACCGTCCGGCGCAGCGCCGAATTGCGCGATCCATCGATGCTGGCCAAAGGCATTGGCGCCAATATCACCGGAGCTCGCGCCGATATCATCATTTGTGATGACGTTGAGGTTCCAAACACTTGCGATACTATCAATAAACGCTTGATTCTTAGGCAGTATCTCCGCGAGATTTCATATGTACTGGTGCCGGACGGAACCCAGCTATACATCGGAACGCCGCACACGCATGCCTCAATTTACTCAATGATGCCCCAGAAGGATCTCGGCGAGGAACACTCTCTGCTGCACGATTTTGCCCGGCTGGAAATTCCCCTGATTAACGACCAGGGCACCAGCCGCTGGCCCGAGCGTTTCAGCCCGGAGGCGATTGATTCCCTGCGCAGGAGCACCGGCAATGCCAAGTTCGAGAGCCAGATGCTGCTGCGCCCGCGCAGTCTTGAAGAGGGCCGCCTCGATCTCGACCGTCTGCGCCGTTATGACAGCGAGATCACGTACTGTGAAAGCAACCAGGAAGCGGTGCTGATGCTGAACGGCCACCGGCTGATCTCGGCATCGTGCTGGTGGGACCCGTCCTACGGTTCGCCG